TGTGGGTTAGGTCCTCGTTTAGGGGGTACGGTATTAGTAAGACCACCCCTTTTTTTAGTAAATGTTTTGCCTGATTTTAAAGATTTTTTAAATTTTCCCGCCCCTTTTAAAAACAAGACATCAAGTGCAGCTTCGCCTAAGCCTAACAGTTGATCTTTTGGAAAATTTTTATAACCTTCAGGGTCTTTAAATTTTGCTTTACGTCTATTTGCTAAAGTTACTTCGGTAAAGCTCTTTTTTTTACTAATATTTCTAGGCATAATTTTATCTCTTTAAAGTTTGTGGGGCATCATGCCACGAAAATAAAATTTACGATACTGTCCACCAATTTTTCTGTTAGGGTGTGCTGCCATTATTTTTGCAAGTTTATACATATCGCCTCCTTACTTATTTTTACTTTTATCTATACCTAATTTTTTTTCAGCTAACTCTAGCTTATCATCCGCTACTCGTATTCTTTCTTTACCCGCAGCTTCAGAGTCTTCACGTTCCATTCTATCTAAATCTAGGCGTTGGTCAAATTCATCAAGCTTTCTTTGTTCCTCTGCACTAAACTCTTGGCTCTTACGTTGCATATCCATCGCTCGTAAATCTAATTCTCTTTGTTTTAACATAACAATAGGGTCTTGTTGTTGATTACCTTGTTCTGCTTCAACTAATTCTTCAGTTAACGCTTGAACACGCTCGGCAACTAAAGATTCACTGACCACTACAAATTGATCTGGGTCAGTTTGTTGTAAGTTAGCCACTTCTGGAAGTTCATTTACTATTGTTTGCAGAACTTGTGCTCTTGCTTTAAATGAAATGTGCTCACTGATGTGTGCTTGTAGTAAAGCATACACTTGTGGGTTATTTTGTACCATTCTTGACTTCATAAAGGCCATATGGGTAAAAATATGAGCGTCATGGTTCTGTGTTTCAAACGCTTTTGGTATTTTCATCTGCATTGCTTCCATATTTTCAACCGCAGGGTCTTTGGGAGTTGGTTTTTGATCAGGTTTTAACAAAGTTCCAATATCTTTAGTTCCTAATGCAGCATAAACACGGCGATAAGCCTCATGAATGTTGTGAATCGCTGGATTGGTCTGTGCAATTTGCAATTGTGTTTGTGCAAGTGTCACTCTTTGTGTCATTGAGAAGATATTTGGGTCCGCAACTGGAATAACATCCACTTCTGGACTAAAATCAGCTTGTTTTACCATACGATCCCCACCGTAAACTGCATAAGGGTATACTGGCGGTAGGTAAGTTGCAAAAACTTTACCTAAAAGTCTAAATTCTTGTCTCATTCCATAGTAACAACGTTTGTGTATTGCACTCATGACCCTTGAGCCGCGTTCCAAGAGAGCAACAGTCGTACCGACAGCTGCTTTTTGACTACCTTCACCGACCTGCATGTCCGCAATGGCAGCAAATCTTTGTCCTGCTTGTACCACAAAACCTAATAACTGAAACAATACGTTCGAAGGTTCTTTGAACGGTAATATTTGGAACTGATCTTTAATGTTACCACCAGGTGCATCAACATCTCTGAACTCACCAGGTTGAAACGGTTGGTCATCATCACGAATACGCATACCTCTAGATTTAAACCCAGCAGGTAAGTTACTTAAAGTTCCTGCATCGAGTAATTGTCTAAGAGCGGCCGTTGCTGTCTTGCTCAAACCACCAATCATGTGTATCAAACCAAAACCATAGAAACCTAAACCAGGTAAAAACTTATAATGTACAAAGAAGTTCTTACGTTTGTACAGTTCATCATTAGGTTCGTAGTTACGGTAGATAGATAAAATTTCTGCAGAACCTTCATCTAAAGTTACAATGTAAGGTATCTTTATATTTTTCTCATCACTTTTATTTTCTGGGTCCTCTAAATCTAAATCAACGTGCATCTCTAAAATATTAAATTGATAGTCACTAATGCTATCTCCTGAATTAGAGACTCCACCTAGTTCGTTGTATTTCTCTTTAACCTCATCGTTATCTGTACGACTGGGTAAAATATCAACGTCTCGATAAAAACCACTTTGTTGTTTTTTAAGAATGTCATTCTCACTCATTCTCACGAGATGCGTGATTCGTTCGCAATCATTCAAGTCCGTTGCGTAATAAGGAACTACTAAATCTTCTGCAGGAACAAACTTAGATACCGCTCGTTGCATCACATCATCGTAGTAAACTTTTTTAAATGCAGATCCTGCAAGGGGTAAATAAAATAATAACTGGTCGAACTCTGGAGTGTACTCTTCCATCTCTTCCGTAATCATGTAATTCATAAATTCTTCGACACGCTGTGACTGCTCTTCTTTCTCGGGTGTTCTCGAACCAACTACCTTAGCACTGACAGGACCGTCACTGGGTAACAGTTCTTTGTACGCTTGAGCTTGGAATTGAGTCACGGCTTCGGCTAGCATTGGATGAGTCACGGAACTCGCTCCGAGGAACGGGCCCGTCTCATTGTTATACTTGAACCCCAGTAAATCTAATCCTGAAGTATAGGATTTTTCCCAATCGCTTCGAGACTCTTTGTCTTTTTTGTAATCGGATATTAAATCCATAGCAATTCTGCTCAGTACACGTTCGTCCATGTCTTCAGCAAGGTTACCGTAAAATTCTTCAGCCATCTCTTGAACTTCCTGCATCATTTCTTGCACACCTTCTTCGGTGGGCTCCATAACCTCAACGTTCACAGGTTCATTAGAATCTTCAATGTCGGGAGTTTCAATTGCTTTGATATTATCTAGTTCTTCAGCCATAATTTTATATTCGGTTGTTTAATAATATTTATATTCTTTTGGGGGACGTTCTTCATTATCCACATAATCTGAGTATAACTCAACAAAGTTTCCTTGGCGATACCTTAGTATTGCTTGAGTCGTGGAATCTACATAGTCGTCATTGGCCCCGTGAGGAAAGGCTGCACACTCATCCATTACATCTTCTGCAAATTTTTCACCATACGGATACCACACGGACCCACTTTCAAACACGGGAGCACAACTGTTTACTCTGGTGTGTTTGTCATTCCCACGAGTTGGGGTGAATGGTACCACTGGAATACCCATACGCCTTAGCTCTTGGGTCAACGGCTCACCACTGGCTTTCTGCTCAATAATAATCGTTTCAGGTTCCCAATATTCGTTTGCTTCTAAAGCTACTGCTTTAAGTTCAGGGAAGTCGTACTTACCACGAATCGCATCGAGTAAAATTAAATTAGGTTGACCCCCTTCTTCTGGAAAGAATACACCCCAAGTGGTAATCGCACTGTAGTCAGCCGTTTCTTTTTTAGAAAACGCGGTATCGTAACTTTGTATGACGTGTTGTAAATTTGGCAAAGAATCTTTTTCCCACGGTTGCCACCATTCTCGTTTGAGAATCGCTCCTTCCTCACTAGTCGGGTTCTGCATATACTGAGCCGACCAGTTTCGTATCGGAATAGAGGCTTTGATTTTTTCTAACTCATCCAGTTCCCAATACTCAGGCCACACTGGGTTCCCTGAATCGAGAATCGCTGGAAATGAAACTTGTTTCCAGTTGTCTGCTTTGGGTTCGGTTTGAGCCTTCAAGAGTCTCCCCGTTAAATCGTCCTCGGCCCAACGGGTCATAACCACAAGGATCGAGCCTCCTGGTTGTAAACGTTGTCTGGGTCCTGATACATACCAATCGTATGCACGCTCCATGGCAGTGTCCGACATAGAATCTTGCTCCGTGTGTGGGTCATCAATAATCAATAAATCCGCACCACGACCAGTAATCGAGGAACCTACTCCAGCAGCATAATACTCGCCACCTTGATTTGTTTCCCAACGACCTTTGGCTTTAGAGTCTTCTCTTAATTTTACATCACCAAAAATTTGTTTGTACTCTGGAGAATCAATAATGTTACGAACCTTAGCTCCGAACCTTGCGGCAAGTTCTGTATTGTGGGAAACCTGCATAATTTTTAATTTTGGATACTTACCAATAATCCAAGCGGGGTAGTAAACGGATGCAAATTCAGATTTAGTATGTCTGGGTGGCATATTTATCAAGAGCCTCCCTTTTCTTTGATCAGCTATATCCGTAAACTCTTTAGCTATAATCTGGTGATGGCCCCACTTTTCTAGATCTTTAGATTTTCTACAAATAAAATCGGGCCAAACCTCTTGGACAAAAGCTAGAAAATTATCCTGACAAAGCTTTACATGCTGGATCCAAAGCTTTTCTACCTCGAGCCTCATTTGTTCGGTGGTCATCAATTCTGTTTTCATAAATAACATTATAGTGATTACTAGAATTTTTGCCACCATATTACTTGTGGCTAACTTAACATTTACTCCGTAAATGTTAACCCGCCGCCCGCCAGTATATTATTATATTATTTAATTATGAAATGATTATGAAATGGTATAAGAGCCTTCTAAAAAAAAGGCCCGCGGAAAGCGGGCCAAGGTTCTAGCAAGTATTGGTTATTTATTTATAATATATTAGTCATCACATTCCACAAAATAAATATTATAAAAATAAATAGTATAACAATTAATAAGTCTATCATGATTGCACCGCCTTTAATGTAGTTTGAATATCTTTTGGTTGCTGGTTCATCATCCAGTTAACAGCGGTGTTCGCTTTGCTACTCGCTTGAAAGATATAATCAGTGTTATTCTTTAAAGCTTGCAACCAGCTTTTAATATATTGTACATGATCTTCGCGTGGCTCAACATTATAAAAACCTAAAGTTTGCATAGTGTAAACCGCACCTAATTCCGCAACCAATTCTTCAAAGGCGTAACGCTCGCGGGCCGAATGTTTGTCGTTCGCTATGCGGTTAACGCGTTCTTTGCTTTTTGTCGCGTGTGTATATTCATGCATCAATACAGAGTAATAAGCAATTATACTTTCAAAAGTCTCAATTGGTTGCATCTCTACTTTATCAAGTGATGGGATATAACAGCATCTATCACCATCTACAAAGGAAGTATTGATTTTGCAATTATCTATAAAAGACTCAACCAGTGGGTCGCGTTCCAAAATAACTTTTTTGGTATTTTGCTTTGCAAGTTTGTTTGTATATCTTTCAAAACTTTCATCGTCTAATTGTTCGCAATTGAAAACATTAAACCACTTAACCGACCAGAATTTGTCATAATTTCCAGAAGGTAATTTTTTCTTTTTGTTCTCTACTATTTGAGCCAACATTACTGGATAACTTTTTGAACCCTTTGCAACATCATAGCCCGCATTAGTCCATTGCTTATAGCCTGCAAAATGCGAATACTTATAATCAAGCGTTGAAAGATACAACCAATTCACGCCCTTATAAGCTTGTTTTGTAATTGCATTAATAGGAACACCGCCACGCGAAAACCAGCTTTTTTTCCAGTCGTCCGCGTTTACAGTTTCTAATTGAGCGATAATTGAATCAGTAATAATCTTCTTTTTACCTTCTACAAAATCGCGTTGTTTTTCACTTTTATATTTCATTTTTTTAAATCCTCATTTTTGTTTAATTTACTTCTTTATAATAGGCCTATTAAGCTATCATGTCAATAGCTAATTTTAAATTAAAACCCAGCGACTTCATTAGCATATTATTATATTCTAATATTATTATATTCTAATATTATTCTATTCTTATATTCTTATATATTAATAAAGGGCGGGCCGTCCATTAGCATATTATTATATTCTAATATTATGATATGGTATGGTATGGTATGGTATATCATAGCTTCATAGGAAAGTCCAATCAATTCTACTTATGACCCCATAAAATCTTTTTACTGTACATCTTAGCTAGATATGATATATTAATAATGTAAATAACAACAAATGAGGAAATACAAATGAA